AGCCTGCGCATACTGAGCCCGCCACGGCTTGCAGCTTAACGCCTGTTATACATCTCCATGCTGGCAGGTTATACGCGTAACCTGGCATCTTAGACGGTGAGCTCAGGCCACCTGTTATTTCTTTAGCTTCTTTTAATTTCATACTAAACCTGCTCTCTTTTTAATTTGAACCAGTTCAATCTCCCGGTTCGAGGCTTCGTGCAGCTCGTCGCTGTGGTTCAGGATCTCATCAACCGCTTCACGTATTTTTGTATTTGATTGTTTGGTGCTGTCCAGGTACTGGATCACATCAACCAGCACCGAGTGCTGCTTGAATATTCTTTCATTTGTTTTTTTCATAATTTCCTCGCTTTCTAAATCTTATATAATCTTATAATCCTGAATTGTCAAGTGCCAAGACCTGGCAACCGGCTACGTGCTTGTCGCTTGTTGCTTGTTGCTTCAGGCGCTTGTTGCTTGTGGCTTTTAATAAATAAAAAATACGAGCCACGTAACCGGTCACCAGGTGCTGGCACTTCGTATTTTTAAAAATACGGACCACGTAACCGGTCAGGCCGGCTTGGTACCTATTATTTTTAAATATGCTATTTAGAATCATTCTAAACTGGCTTCTTATGCTTGTGGCTTGTCGCTTATCCAGGCACCGGCTGCAATGGCACGCGGGATGATAAACGTATCGACCCAGCGGCATTGCTGCCGCCAGGCCCGGGCTCGGCTTATAAGGTTTCCCATTCAGCTCGGAGCAGCCCATTAGTTTGCTTTCTTTGCCTTTCCACCTTGAACTACAACATTATGATCATCAAACCCTGCACCACTTAAAGCTTTGCCTATTGCTGAAATCATTTTAACTTCAGCGTGCTTTTCGTGTTTGTCTTTGTATTTAATATATTCCTTGTTTGTAATAACAGGTTCAAACTTGGTATAATAAAACAAAGTTCCGCGATCGTAACCATCTTTAACCGTAGTATGTTTTTGAGTTGATACATGCCATCTATTATTTTTAAAGATATAAATATATTCTATAAATACATCTCCTTTAATAGCGTCCATGTATATCCACTCATCTCTGTACTCTTTGGCTGGATCTTCTTCCCTGTCCCAGTCTCTGGAATAGAAACTACACTCTTCTATAGTATCTCCCAGATATGACGCATCTCCATGCTCAAACAGTTTTTCTGCAAGCTGTCTGTTGTTGTAATGATCAACCAGACATTTTCCAACGCCATATGGATACCCATCACTATGAACATATATTACTTTCACCTTTTTTGTCTTTGGGTCTTCTATTGCTATATTGCTTCGTGTACTCATTTTTTTATTCTCCTTTATTAATAATCTATCTTATAATATCCCAGAACAATTGTCAAGCATTATTTTTAGCTTGTCGCTTGTTGCTTGTAACTGATCCCAGATCCATTGGCGCGGTCGCGTCCCACCTGAAGCTCACAATGGATCAGGGATCAGTCTGATCCCAGGTCCAACCAGCGCGGTTCGATAATCGCTACTTATCTGGTTTCCTTTATCGCTGGACCAGGGATCAGTACTAGTGGCCAATAGGCGATTCTCCTCCAATATATATGGGAGAATATTCCCGCATCGGTGAAATCACGACCTAGAGTATAGCCCAGAAATGTCCAGGCGCCCTAAAACTAGTTCTGATCCCAGAATAGTTAGATATCCCCTGTGTATCTTTATGCGCGCTTGGATCCAACCACAACGTACCGTAGGCAGAGGTTGTGAGGCATTGTCTAACTATTCAGGGATCAGTACAGGTTGCGAAAGGTTAGCATGACTGCATTTGTTTACAACCTGTAGTTGTCCCAATTTTAAAACAATCGGCTCGTGGCTTGTTGTTTTAAAAATTCTTAAATTCATATGCAACTTGCAGTTGCGTTTTTGTACTGCCAACTGCAAGTTAGCTTAAATTGTATATTTAAGTTTTTATAAATAAATATAAGAGTAGTATATAAGATTTTATAAGAGAAGTCAAGAGCCAAAGTGTCGCAGGCAATTCAACCGGGAGTTGAAACTTTTTTAAAAATAGTTCTTGACATTTAATCTTATATAATGTAAGATTATATTAAATCAACAGAAAGAGGAAAAATATGATGTACTTAATAATACAAGAAACAACTTTCAAAACTTGTGATAGTGTGTTTCAAGTTATAAACTTTACAAACGATATTGACAAAGCAAACGATATGTTGCAAGGTTATAACTTAATAAATAAAGAAGATAATGTTATTCATACTTTAGTCAAGTATGAACAACCTTTAATACTCAAGAAAGAAATGGAGGTCTAATGAGTAGAATAAGACTAAACCAAGAGTACAGAAATAAAATCGCAAATCGTATGCGAGTACACTTGGAACAAGAGGACACGATTGAAAAACAAAATTATGACAATCTAAAAGCACAACAGATTGACATAAACGACAATGCGTGGAAAGTTGCAGAAAAAATTGTAAGACGACATTACACAGATGAAGATGTTAAAAAGGCACAATATCTGCAAGACAAGTTTGAAAATGTGGACACTATTGCAAAAGATAGTTGCTTTCATTTTCATTATCTTGGAACAAAGGAAGAAAGGGATTACGACAATAATCTAGTTGTTAAAGAGGCAACCATAGAAAAGCATTTTGATTTTCGTTTAAATGGCGACCTTGATACTAACAACAATTCTTCTTATAGTCGTGATGATAGAGGTTATGGCTATGCTTTGTTTCGTGATGAACTAAAAGCACAAGATAATTGCAATCCCGATATTTTGATTGAACAAGAGGGTAAAGACAACAACCCACATAGAACAAAATATACTGATAACAATAATAAATATCTTGGTAATGATGATAGTGGTTATGGCAAAGAGTGGAACGAAAAATATCAATTAGATTTAATTGGTAGAAATTATTGTCGTGATAGGTCTATCGCTTGTACTGAACAAGAGTTTATGATTTTGCAAGATTGGAAAATTGCAAAAGCTAATTTTGTTATGGCACATCACAAATGGATTAAATCTGTACTAGACCAAATGAAAGAAATTAAAGTTGGTCTAAAGGGTTATAAATATTTAGACGAGGCGATTGAACTTTCAACCGAACTTGGTTTAAATATTACTGACGCAGAAATTGTTAGAACTAACTCAACTGGCTTAACTATCTACAATCCTAAAAATCTTGCAGATAGAATTAAGGGCATGAAAAATAAGAAAGAGCAAACGAGGGAGGAAAAAATAAAAGCGAGGTTATTATACGAGCAAAACCAAGCTGAAAATAGTTTAAATTAACTATTGACAATGGTGGGATTATATGCTATAATCCCACCATAAATAAACAAAGAAAGAGGACAAATGAAAGACATAACACAAATGCCAAAAAAGTTTTACATAACTTATTTTGCAAAAAAACATAAAAAAATAATTACAAGAACGGCAAGTGCAGAAAAACCAAATGGTGTTCTTGGAAAAATCTTAACAGATAAAAATGGCAACGACAGATTTATCTATTGGGATTTTGACGCAGAAAACAAATCTGGTGGATTGGGCGATTGGAGACAAGCAGTTGGTCAATGGACTATTAAAGCAATAGAGATTGCCTAATGTGGTTTGACCATATTATAAATTATAATATAGTGCTATACATAGGTATAGCACTTATTATTTGTGGTTTTATTTTATTTCTTGTTGCAACACATTTTCAAAGACAAGCAGAAATAAAACTTTTTAAACTTCAACAATTAGAGAAATCTTTTAGAAAGGCAAAAGAAAATGAGCGAGTATAATTGGTGTCATAATCCAGATTGCCATAAGATTGAAACTAATTCTAGGATTAGAGGAACTGGCGACAATAAAGTTTTAAGAACTAGAAAAATTCCATTAACAAATGATTATATTTGTAATAGTATTTATGCTTATTTCTGTAATCAAAATTGCTTACATCAATTCTTAAATAAGTTTGCAAGAGAGGTTGCAAACTTAAATCCAACACCTAAACCAAAAGAAACACCGATAAATGTTAAAACAGAAAAATATGAAAGTTATAGATATAATTGGACTGGTAATGGAACTGAAAGAATACCATATCAAGCAACCAGAAAAATAATTGAAAAAAGTTCTTGACTTTAATCCCATTATAAGATATAATGGGATTAAATAAATAAACAAAGAAAGAAAAAATATGATTATAAAAATAGGCGACACAATTACAGACGACACTGGAAGAACTGGCACAATTTCTTCAATTGGAATTGGCACAACTAAATCAGACCCGGCAGGCGAATTAGGATTAAATGCCACTGAATATGATTTAGAATTAAATTATTTAGGCGCAATTACATTTGGCGATTATTGGTGCTACTTTCATCAAATAAGAGAAGTTAATAAAACTGAAGTAATAATGACACAACTAGAACAGAATTGGATTGGATTTTAATATGACAAAAGTTCCTGAGGTAGAGGGTGATTTAAAAGTACCAGAACATTTAGATTTAGATATTATAAAAGGTGCTTTGTATATTCACAATGCAGACAACAAACAACAAGCCGATGACAGAATACATTTTTTAGCTAAAAAATTAGGCGACCATAAAATGACTTATGTCATGGCAATATTAATGTTACCATTTTTAATGGAGATAGTTGAGAGGTCTGAAGAATACAAAAAGTATTTTGAAGAAAAGAAAAAAAGATTAAATTAACTATTGACTTTTATTTTATTATGGGATATAATAGGATATAACAAAGAGAGGAAAATGAAAGAAATAAAATACAATAATAAAACAATAAAAATACCAGCATACTTTGCTAATAATATAGATAGCAAACAAGCATTGAATATGACTACTTGCACTAATCCTTATAGCAATGAGTCGTGTGAACTGCCAGACTTTGCGGCTACTATCTATTATAATATTAAAGATGCAGAGTGGGCTAAGCAATATAAGATTATGCAACAGGGTATTACTTGGTTTCAAAAATACTTTACTAAGCAATACTTTGTACTGCTAGACTAACAATCACAGGTTGTGGCGCGCTATCGCGCGCCCCAATCAATAGAGGTACCAAGTCCAATCCTAAAAAAGTAAATCTGCTAGTTGCTAAAATCTTTTATTAATAAAGGGGTCCCACTGCTTTTGCCTTTATTCCTTGATTTAAACAGTTATTCGGGGTAAAAATCGTTTTGACACCCATAAGAGCACTTATGCAAGATATTGATATAAAAAAATTACTGAAGATTTTTTGACTTTTGTAAAACACGTCTGGCCTGAATTTATAGAAGGGTACCATCATAAAATTATTGCAGAAAAATTTAATAAGTTAAGATCTGGAGAAATTAAAAGACTCATTGTTAACATGCCTCCAAGACATACGAAGTCTGAGTTTGCATCTTTCTTACTTCCTGCATGGATGATTGGAAGTGATCCTAAATTAAAAATTATTCAAG